GAAATATGAGAGGGAAGTCTCATACGACCGCAGATATCTTCCGGAGCTGACGGTAGGGGACTGCATCAGGCTTCGGTATCCTGCGCAGGGTATCGAGGGCAGGTACCGCATCGACTCACAGTCCATCACGCTCGGCTACGGAGCCAAGACGGCAGAGTCAGTCACATACATAGGAGGTTAACATGGCGACAATAGACAACATAGTAGCAGACCTGCGAAAGGCTATAGAATCAGCTAAGTCCGGCAAGACGCAGGCTTATGACACAGTCGCTACGGTCAAGAGAGTCGCGGGCAATACTGCGTGGGTGCAAATACCCGGCGGTACCAGCGAGACACCGGTGCAACTGACGATAGCCTGTCAGCCGGGTGACACCGTTCAGGTCAGAGTAGGCGGTGGCAGGGCGTGGCTTACCGGTAATCAGTCCGCTCCGCCTACAGATGACAGAGAAGCAAAGGTCGCACGATCCGAAGCGTCACGAGCGCAGGTAACTGCGTCGAAGGCTCACGAGGTGGCGGAAGAAGCGTCAACGGTAGCAGGTGAAGCATCGGCTACGGCAGAGGCGGCTGCGGCTGCAGCAGGGCAGTCTATGGCGACAGATACCCTGCACTACTTGGCGACTTCGCAGGGTTCGGGAGTGACCACCAGCACCCCAGGTTGGACGACGACTATACAGACGATAGATGCAACTAACAAATACCTGTGGACGTATCACACGTACACGAAGGCAAACGGGCAGTCCTATAACTCTGCTCCTGTCATCATCGGCACGTATGGAGTGGACGGAACGTCGGTTACGATACTTGGCAGTTACAACACGCTGGCAGAACTCAAGGCGGCGCACCCGACGGGATCGCTCGGTGATTCCTACATGGTCGCAGGTGACCTGTACGTCTGGAACGGTTCCGACTGGGAGAACGTCGGGCAAATACAAGGACCACAAGGAGCAAAAGGCGACAAAGGTGACAAGGGCGACAAAGGCGATAAAGGAGATACTGGAAGTCAAGGTCCTCAAGGCATTCAAGGTGCTAAAGGAGATAAAGGCGATACTGGTGCGAAAGGCGATAAGGGTGACACTGGTGAAACGGGTGCTACTGGAGCACAGGGCATCTCGATCACGAAGGTTGAACCACAGTATTATCTGTCCACGTCTACTTCTTCTGCTACTGGTGGTTCATGGTCGGGAACTATGACCTATACGGCTGGCAGATATATTTGGACGAGGGAGAAAATCACATTCAGCAACAGTAACGTCGGGTATTCAACTGCCGTGTATAACTCTGCCTTGACGACTGCGTGTGCGAATGCGTTGAACGCTAATCAGATAGCCAGCAACACCAACCAATACTTTTGGCACACAGAGACTGGTGACGATACTGGAGCACACATCACAGAAAAGACTCGTGAAGAGTTCCTTGCAGACCCACAGAATGGTGGGGGCAATCTGCTGGCAAGAAGTAATGGTATTGCTATTCGTGATGGATTACAAGAGACGGCGACCTTCAGTTCGGACGAATTCGCATTGCATAACGGCGAGACAAGGGCTATCACCATGCAAAATGCAACATCTGCCTCTATCGGGCGAGCAGGTGACATTTTCCTTTCCCTGTCTGATAATGCTGGTGTGGGCACATATACACATACGCTAGACCTCGAATATTTAGGGAATCTCAAAATGGAACTATCGTTCAGTGTTGGCAATATGGCTTTTGGTGCGTTATTCGTGCCTCTTGAAGATTTCGGTGACTGGGAAACTTCTTTCCCTAGTTTGGGGAATTTCAGCGCATCAGGGACTGTATCATTTGATGAACAGAGCAAATTGGTAACACTGACCATAGAAGAAATCAACTACGATGGTGGTGGGACGCCTATTGCAGAATGCGACTTGACTTATGACAGTTACCCCAAGTACGCCATCATAGGCATAGGCAATGCCGATATATCCGATATCGAAAACGTTCGATTCGCTATTGGAGCACCGCTCGGGAGGTTTAACGTCTTCGAAGTCGGCAAATTTGGTGACACAACGGCACTTGGGTTACTTAAAGGGCGTCTCGTTGTTGATGATGATGGCTATGCTGTCCCACACTATCACGAAGTTGGTTTCTCTGCTCAGGGCAACTGGGTCAATTACGATGCGAACGCGCTATATGCTCGGAAATATGGTCAGTTGGTAACGGTAACTGGAGCAGTTAAAAACCCAACTGCAAGAGTTATTAATGTTACGGAGCAAACATTTGCAACTATCCCCGAGGGATATCGTCCAATACAACCCGTAAGGGTTCTATGTCAAGGCACAGATACAGCAACATGGCTGTTGACAATTGCCACTAACGGGGAAATGAGAGCGTCAAGATATAGGCTTCATGCTAATTCATACCCATCAGTTCCAGCAAATTCGTGGTTCCCATTCCATGTTACGTATATAACATCAACAAAAGAGGAAATCCTAGTATGACAAAGGGTGAGCAGAGTAGGAGGTGATAACAACGGCAAAGAAGAAAAAGAAGAAACTGACTAAGGGTCAGCAGATAGTGGCGAGAGCCAAGAAGTACTTGGGCAAGAAGTACGCATCGCATAAGAACAAGTTCACGAAATACTTCGCTGGTAAGTACGGAGTCAGTAAGGACGGCAGGTGTCCGATGGGATGGTGCACCTACTTCGTGATGTACTGCTACGCAAAGTGCGGAGTGCTCCACAAACTTCCAGTTAAGGCTCTAGGCAAGCACGCTGGAAATGTCCAGTATATGTACAAATGGTTCAAGAAGCACAAACGAATCCGCAAGGACATGAAGAACATCAGAGCAGGCGACTACCTGTTCAAGAAGGTAGGCTCTACCAAGAAGAAGAAACCTGGTCACTCTGAAATCGCCATCTGCTACAAGAACGGCAAGGTATGGAGCATCAGCGGTAATGTCGGCGGTGGCAAGGTCAAGATAAGAAAGAAGTCACCAGCATGGTATTGCGGTTACGTTAGAGTTGTATAGGAGGAAAACAATATGGACAACTTATGGATCAAGGCGGCGCTGGTCAGAGCGCTGAAAACAATAGCACAGACGGCAGTAGCAACGATCGGATCGGCAGCGGTACTGTCCGCAGTAGATTGGCGCATAGTAGTGTCTGCTTCTCTGCTGGCAGGTATACTGTCTATCCTCACCAGCGTGGCAGGGCTTCCAGAGGTGCATCTAACGGAGATGCAGATAGAGGACGCAGATATGGACGACGATGTGACCATAGAAGAGCTCCTCAAGGTCTTGGCTGAAACGGACGACGATGATGACGAGCCCGAAGCCGTAGCAGAAGACGAAGAGCTGGAAGATCCCGAAGACGACGAAGAGTTACCACAGTAGGAGGTGATAGCATGCAGAGAGCAAAGTTTCCGATGAGAAACCACCGCATCAGCGCTTCCTACAACGGCAGTAAGGCGCACAGACAGTGCAGCGGCGGTAAGCCTCACGACTTCCCGACAGACCTCGTAGGAGCTGACAGCGGTCGAGACTGGTTCCGTGCTCCGTGTGACCTCATCGTGCTCCGCAGATACACGCAGGCCAGCCATGCGATATGGCTTCGGTCGGTCAATAAGGTCAAGACTCCGTATGGAGTTGGTTATCTATACATCATGTCGGAGCATCAGGACAATAAGGAGATGAAACCGGTCGGTAAGATATACAGACAGGGTGACAAGTGCTTCCGTGAGGGGCGCAATGGCAATGCTACTGGCAACCATTTGCACATATCCTGCGGCTTCTCCAAGTCCAAACACGGACTCGGCGGTACTGGCTGGAAGCGCAACAACAGGGGAGCATGGGTGCTCCACATTCCTGGAGTCACTCCAATCAAACTGTCACAGGCTTTTTATAAGGAGAACGCATAATGGACTACCAAATCCTCGTGGGAGCACTGGAACTTATAGGGCTGCTCATCGTGGTCATCGTTCCAGTCATCAGATTAAACAGTAACATAACAGCCTTGACCGCATCTGTAGAGAGCCTGAAGGACATCATCGCAGAGCTGAAGGACAGGATAACTACTCACGGGCAGGAAATCGACAAACTTCGCGCCGACGTAGTTAGTCACGAGGAGCGGATCAAGTGGCTAGAAAAAGAAGCAGATAAATGATATAATAAGAGGAAAGGTTATTATTTCATGGTTAGATAA